AAAATGTCCTTAGGCTATCTCAGCCCGATTGAATACCGAGAGCGCCTGGGTTTAACAACGTAAATCAGTCCAAGAAAATATCCGCACCCCCTGGTGATTGAGACTCTTCGATGATTGCAGTTGGTTTTCTTGGGAATTGGATTATTTTTGCTTTTGGTCGTTCTGTCATAGTGTTACTGGTAAAGGTTATGCGGCCAATCGGGTGATTATTTCTATTACAGCGGGATCAATACGGTTTTTCTCAATAGATAGCTTATATAAAGCTTCCACTGCCTTGCGTTTATTCGCTGGGGACATCGTTTTGCGAGACTTTTCTAAGTAAAGATCAATAACTTCCATTGATTCTGCAAATAAATTTATATCCCCTTGCGCCCCATGGGTTACAGCTTCATCAAACATTTCAGAACCAGCACCAGTTAAGAGCCAATGTCCATTTACTCCAGTGGCCTGGCAGATAGCTGCTATTCGAGCAGCTTTAGGGTCTGCTTCTCCAGACAGGTAGGTTTCCAAAGTTCTCCTTGGAATGTCGGCCTTCCTCGCCAGTTCGTCGCCACTACCTGCAATCTCGGCGCACTTTCTAATTCTTTCCGCAATAGACATTACTTACACCTTTGAAATTATGAAAGCTGTCAGGAAACTTACAACTTTCTCACTCACTTCCTGCCAATAAAATCTCAATAAAAACAATAAGTTGCCAAAACAAAGCAGCAAACTGAAAATAATTAAGCTGTAATTAGCAAGTTACCGCTTGACACATGGCAGGAACTTGCTAGAATACGTGCACTAGCCCGCCTTTTTACACCGTTTAGACAGGAAAAAAAACCAACCATGAAAACTTCACTCGTTAAAGAAAAGCCACAAGATTGGCACCCTGCAGATATTAAAGCTGCGTTAGAAAAACAAGGTTATACATTGCGTCAACTGTCCATTGAGCATGGCTACGCGGGTGGCATTGTCCAAAAAGCTTTAACGCAAGCCTATCCTTCCTGCGAAACCATTATCGCCGACGCAATCGGCACTACACCTCAAACGATTTGGCCAAGTCGATATAACGCAGATGGCACTCCAAAACGTCTTAGAAAGTTTGCTAACACTGTTAGACATAAGTGTACCACTGGCGCAGTAGTTGGCAAGGTTGAAATTGCTGCGGGGATTTGACAGTGAATAAGCAAATTGCCAATTTAGCTGACGGCAGCACCATTACCTGGACATTCGAGTTAAAAGACTCAAACGGTAATGTAAAAGATTGCCTCGTGGTCGCTGATTTCACTATCGTTTGTGGTGATGAGACGCCGTTGCAGTGTATGGCTGTTGGTGAAGTGTTGGCAAATGAGGTGAATTTGATCTCTACGTCAGGAGTAGTTGTATGACACGCCGCCGCGTTCTTCCACAGCCTGGTCAAGTCGAAATTAATTTTTTTGACGTGCCTAAGGTGCCAAGTAATGAGGCTGGATCATTAGATATCGCTCACGCTGTGCGTGATCTGTTGGTCGATATGCTTGCCGCCGCCCGAGTGGCTGAGATGGATCGTTTTGAAATTGCTACTGCGATCTCACGTTTAACGAATCGAGGCATGACGAAAGACATGCTGGATCAGTATTGCGCCAATAGCGCAGACAGTAAGCGTTTTCCATTAGAAGCGTTACCCGCTTTAACGGTAGTAACTGGTGACTACCGTCTTTTAGAGTTTATTGCTGAATGCTGCGGTTGTCGGATTCTACGCGGTGAAGAAGCCATGGTGGCTGAGCTTGGCGCATTGGCGATGCAAGAGAAAGCGATTAAGGATCGCCTGAAACATATCAATACGCACCTTCCCAAAGGGATCGCTGAGAAGTTATCCGCTGAAGCGTTAAAACGCTTGGGAGTGAAATGATGAATGTTGATTTTAAAACACTCGCGGCAGCGTTAAAAATTTCACGTGTGGCGGCGCTAAATCGTTCAAAACGCGAAAACTGGATATTTATAGAAGAGACCGGACTCGGTGGAAAAAGAAAGTTGTTTCCCGTCGAGAGGTTACCTAAAGCTGTACAAAATTTCTTAACCGAGCATGCCAAGGCCGAAGCCGCTGTTTTAAATCACAGTGTCTATCTTAATTTAAAAGAAAAAGCAGCTAAAGAAAAAGAAGAAAAACGGCTGCGCGGCGAGCAGAACCTATTGACGTTGATGACGCCACTGGCGTCAGCACGTCAAGCACGATTTGATGGTCGCTTGGCGATCATTCAAAGCTGGGAGCGCTTTTGGCATACCCAGTACCCACTCAAAGCCAACGGTAAGCGCCCTGGTAAAAAGGCGAGCATGCAGAGCTTTGCCGAGGCCTATGCTGAGCGCAACTTAAAGGGCTATATGGCGATTTCTGAGGCCGTATACGCTGAATTTAACGCTATAAGTCAACGTACTTTGATGCGTTGGGAAGTCGCTTACAGCGAGAATGGCCAGGCAGGATTGATCGATCATCAAGACGGCGAAAAGCAAAAAGCCAAAGGTATCTTCACCCGCCAACCTTTATTAGAGCAAGCCGTGGTCTCTTTGTTGCTGGCCAAACCGCATATATCGGCAATCGATTTAATGGAGGTCGTTCGTAAAGCCTCCGTTGATCAAGAAACTGGTGAAGTGCTGTTCGAAGTGCCCAAGTATGACGTGACTTGCAGCTTCATGAATCAGTGGAAAGCGAAGAATGCCGAGCTGTTTTGTGCCGCGACTAATCCTGATCAATGGAAAAACAGTTTCATGGTCGCCTATGGCGATGCTGATGAGGATGTGGTGCGTTTAAACCAACGTTGGGAAATGGACGCGACTCCAGCAGATTGGATGCTTATTGATGACTTTGGTACTAAGAGGCGTTACAGCGCATCCGTTGTGATCGATGTCTATAGCCGTCGATCTCTAGTGGTGCTGTCACCAACACCAAGAGCGGAAACGCATGCCCTAGCTTTGCGTTTGGCGATGTTGTTATGGGGCGTACCTGAACAGGTTGTGACAGACAACGGTAAAGACTACTTGGCTAAGAATTTTGTTGGTGCGCTTGATTTGCTGGGCATTGATCACTTTCGCACTAATCCTTTTAGTCCATGGGAAAAGCCGTTTGTTGAGCGTATGAATCAAACGATGCTGCATTCAATTTTAGAGGTCTACAGCAGTTTTATTGGGCACAACGTGGCCGAGCGAAGCGCAATTGAAGCGCGTCAAAGCTTCTCGCAGCGCCTGTTTGATAAAGAAGTCAAAGAAATTGAAATGGCTATGCCTGCCGCACTGCTCCAGGAACGCATTAACTTATGGTTAAACGGTACGTATGAGCAAAACAAGCACGAAGGTATCGGTATGTCACCGTTTGCACGTGCAGCCAGTTATCAGGGTGAGATTCGTCGTATCCAAAACGAACGCGCATTAGATGTACTGCTTGCCCCACCTGCCGGAAAAGGTACGTACACCATCACTAAGAAAGGTTTGACGATACAGAAAGCCCAATTCTTAGCAATGGAATTGGCAGTGATGACTGGTAAGCAGGTTCAGGTCTATTTAACGGATGACTATGGTCAAGTCGTGGTCTATCACGAAGGCAAGTTTGTTTGTGTGGCGCGTTGCCCTGAACGGACTGGTATTAGTCGTCAAGAGATTGCCGTAGCTGGGCGCAAAAAACAAAGAGCATTTATCGCAGATCAGAAAAAATCAGCCAAGAGCTTCAAGCTTGACCCTGATCAGTTGGTCTCCGACATCTTGCAAGATCGCGCTTTGGCTGCAGGGAAGCTGGCTATGTTACCGAAGGCCGCGAAGGCTTATTCAACTACAGCGCTATCAGCTTCGGCAGATGCCGCCAAAACACTGGATGGTGCTGTAGCCCACACACCAATCCCTGCTGATTTGCAGCGCTTAATTGATAAGCGCAAAGATGAATTAGATGCACCAGTCTCTAAAAATGAACCCGCACCAAGCAATGTGAAAGTGATTCCTGATACGCCTGAGTTGCGCTTCAGGAAGTGGTTGGGCTTAGATGAAATTATTCAACAAGGGGGAACTATC